AATCGTGTTCCTTACCGACCAAGACCTGAATGGGTACAAAAACCAGATATTGATTTATTAAGAAGCGAACATTATCAACAAGTTCTTGTTTCACTTTTATTAGATGGTAACTCTTTCACCAGAGTTTTTCGTGACAATCGTGGAGATGTAGCAAACCTAGTTTGTCTTGATCCGCTTCGAGTACAAATGCAACGCAATGCTGTAACAAGAGAAATTGAATATTTAATTGACAATGGAACTTCGGGAGTTGTTCCAGCAAGAGATATGTTGCACATAACTGAAATACGTAAACCTGGTGCAATGCGTGGTATTTCAAGAGTGACCGAATTGAAAGAAAACCTTGGTCTTGCTTCAGCATTACAAAGTTTCGCTGCAAGATTCTTTGGTCAAGGCGCAACAACTCAAGGAATTATTGAATTCCCAGGTGCTTTAACTAGAGAGCAAGCAAAAGATTTACAAGCAGGTTTTGATAATTCACATAAAGGTTACAAGAAATCTCATAAAACTGGTGTGCTATCTGCTGGTGCAAAATATGTTAAAACAGGTGTAAATCCTGACGAAGCACAAATGTTGGATTCACAAAAATTTGTTGTTGAATCAATTGCAAGAATGTTCCGTGTCCCACCTCATATGATTGGTGTTACAACACCAGGAGCACAGTCTTACGCTTCAGTTGAACAAAACAATATTCAATTCGTTGTTCACACATTAAGACCATACATTGAGAAAATTGAATACGCTTATTCAACACTTCTACCAACAGACGCATTCTTAAAATTCAACGTTGATGGTTTATTACGTGGAGATTTCACAACACGTATTCAAGGCTATTCAATTGGTTTACAAGCAGGTTTCTATTCTGTGAATGATGTTCGCAGATTTGAGGACTTACGCCCTGTTGATGCTGGTGATCAGTTCCGTGTTCCTTTGGCAAATATTAACTTGGCTGAAGCAGATGTTGTTGAGCAAGATAAACGTGTAACTATGGCCACAAGACTTGTGCAAACAGGTTTTGATCCAGCAAGTGTTCTTTCAGCACTTGGACTTCCAGCAATTATTCACACAGGAGTTCCATCAACACAACTACAACAAGTTGCACAAATTGATCCTCAAGACCCAAGTGCTGTTTATGACGTTTCACGTTCAAGTGAAATCAATATTCAAATACCTGAGACTGTGGTTAATATTCCTCAAACAAAAATCAATGTTGAACCACCTATTGTTAATATCAATGCACCTGAACAGAAAACTTTAATTAGAACTGTTGAACGTGACGAAAATAATCACATAGTAAGAATAATAGAAACTAACGGAGAATAATTATGGCAACTGGTTTAAGCGCATTTTTGGCTAACTCTTTAATGGATGCAGTTGGTAACGCAACCTCTTATTCAGCAGGTGCAGTTTACGTAAAACTTCACGTTGGCGACCCAGGTGCTAACGGCACAGGAAACCCTGCAACTGAAACAACAAGAAAACTTGCATCCTTCGGTGCATCATCAAACGGAGTCATAACTTCTGATGCAGATATTTCTTGGGTAAACATTGCTGGTTCACAAGACGCAACATTTTTTACCGCTTGGGATAATCTTTCTGCTGGTAACTTTTTATTCTCAGGATCAATAACAGGTAATCCATACACAGCAGGAGATACCTACACTATTGCTTCAGGTTCTTTAACGGCCTCACTAACAATAGCAAGTTAACAAATGAGTGAGGCAGGCTCATTTATATTAGATTCCGAAATCAGAGGAATCTTAAACACTAATACTCTTTATGGGTCTAGTGAAACAATTACCGCATCAGGTTCAGCAAACTTAAATGGTTTGTCCTCAACAAGCACATCTGAAATTGAAGTTTTAGTTTCAATAGAGGCATCTCTTGGTGCTATCACTTCAATAGCATCTTCTGAGGTAGCACATTTTGCTCAAGGTGCTACAAATCTTGGTCAGTTATCAGCAATAGCAAACACAACACCAATTATTTTGCCTATGTTTGATGGGCCTTTAGGAATATTAAATTCAAGCACTTCAGCAGTTGTAACAAAACTTGCAACAGCATCAGCAACACTTGGTCAATTAAATGCCAATATCGTCAGCACACCAGAAATCGAAGTTACCTTAAATGCACCCCTTGGAAGTCTCACAGCAACTGCTCAAACTTCTGAACCACCCCCACCCCCTGAGCCACAGCATTATGGTTCAAATGGTTATGTTCCAATTAAAAAGAAACAAAAACAAGAAAGACCTGCACCAGTTCTTGTTGTTGAGATAACTGATGTTCCTAAACTTGAACCTTTAATAAAATCTCATTTTGCTGCTGGATCAACTGATTTGTTTGGTCTTTCTGCTCAGGCTGGAAATCGTATAGACTTTTCTATATTGGCTGACGAAGCCGAAATATTGATGCTTCTTTAAGGCAGGTTATGGGTCAACTTTTATCAGGTCAAATGTCTGTTGGAACTGTACCATCAAGAGTTGACGGAATTTCAAATAATCCAGTTGTTCTTCATATACACAATAACGATAATTCAGATAACCTTTATATAGGCAATCAATCAGTTACCACAAGTACAGGAATGATTTTGACTAAATTAGATTCACTTGAGTTAACAATGCACCAAGGTAATACTCTTTGGTTAGTTTCTAACAAAAATGGTCATACCGCTAGTTGGATTGCGCAGATACTCTAATGCCTTATTACATAACCGATAACGCCGCTGACTGTTCAGGTTGGGCAACTGTTAAAGATGATGGTGAAGTTATGGGATGCCACACAACTAAACAAGCCGCTATTGATCAGATGGTTGCTATCTCTATTGCTGAAGAAATTGAACCAGGTGGGGAAAGATTGAAAAAGAAAAATAAAATGAAGAAAACAGATTATCGTGTTTTACCTGATAATTACAGACCATCTTTATCAGAAGATGTTCCAGAGGGTAGGGCTTGTGGTAATTGTGTTTTTTATATTGAAGATGATGTTAAAGAATTTGCTGATGGTGAACTTCGTGCTTGGTGCGAAAAATGGGATGATTATGTTAATGGGGCTTATTACTGTAACGCTTGGCAACCAGCATTAGAAGATAGAGCAGAACCAGGTGCTTTGAATGTTGGTGATTTTGTTTCTTGGAATAGTTCAGGGGGCAGAGCACGTGGGCGTATTCAACGTATTGTTAATGATGGAACTATAAATGTTCCAGATTCATCTTTTTCTATAACAGGAACTGCTGATGATCCTGCTGCTTTGATAAGAATTTATAGTCGTGAGGGTAATGGTTGGGATGAAACCGATACTCTTGTTGGTCACAAATTTTCAACTTTAACTAAAATTGATGATTTACCTGAAAATACTTTAGATGAGGATGATGATGAGGAACGTCAAGTTAATTTAACTCCACCTGCTTATATGCGTGCTGCTGCTCGCAGAGGTCTTGAACTGAATCGTCAAGGTTTTGGTGGAGATGGTTTGACAGATAAAACTAAACAAGAGGCCAGAGATATGGCTGATGGTCGCGTATCTGAAGATAAGTGGCGCAGGATTGCTCCTTGGATTGCTCGTCATCTTGTTGATTTAGATGCACCTAAGAATTCAAATCCTAGTGATCCTGAATATCCTGGTGCAGGACTTGTTGCTCATTTACTGTGGGGAAGCGGTCCATCAAAGAGAGCAGCACAAAGGGCTTTGGATTATGCCCAAGGTGTAGTAAACAGGTTAGATGCAGAAGAAAATAAATCACGTTACTCGTCAATCAATGTAAACTTAAATAAAGAAGAAAAGGAAAACAAAGTGAATAAAGTTGAACGCAGAATTAAAACAGATGTTGATTTTGAATTAAGAGTTGAAGCAACCGAATCTGACGGAATGCGTTTCACAGGATACGCAGCAGTTTTCAACAGCGACTCCGAACCCCTACCTTTCATTGAAAGAATTATGCCTGGTGCATTCAAACGTTCACTTAAAGCACGCAACGAAGTTAAACTTTTCAAGAATCACAATATGGATGAAGTGTTGGCTTCCACTCGTTCAAAAACTTTAAGACTTTCTGAGGACTCAAAAGGTTTATTGGCTGAAGCAACTTTGCCTGACACAACAGCAGGTCGTGACTTGGCTGTTCTTATGAAACGTGGAGATGTTCACGCAATGAGTTTTGGTTTCTCTGTTCCATCAAAAGGCGACAGATGGTCTGATGACGGAATGACTCGTGAACTTAAAGAAATTCGTTTACACGAAGTTTCAATTGTTACTGGTTTCCCAGCATACGAAGCAACAACCGCTTCAGTTAGATCGTTAGATATTCTTGCAACAAGAACTAATGTTGATGTTGATGCTTTGGCTGACGCAATGGTTAAACTTGAAGCAGGAGAAAAATTAGCAGGTTCTGATGCTGATCTTCTACAAGAAGTTGTAAGCAAGTTAAGAGATAACACACCAACTTCAGATGATTTGTTGGAATTAAAACGTAAACAATTAGACCTACTATTTAAGGCTGTATAACAATGGATAGAGCAAAAGTAAAAGAAGCAATTCTTAAAACAGCAGGATACCCAGAATCAGGTGTTATCGCACAATTAGCAGATGCAATGGCTGATGCAATTTGCGATATAAATAAACCTGTTGAAATGAAAAAGTTTGAACCTGTTCAAGAAACAAGAATTCAAGAGATTAAAGAAACACGTTAAAAGTTTGTTAGACTAATGGTGGTTGCGTGGATGCCACCACCATTTTTACTGTCGAGTGAGCCTCGCAGATGCACGTTATCAAAACCAATTCTATAAGGAGTATTCGTGGAATACATCAAACAACAACACGAAGCACGTCAAAAGGCTTGGCACGAAGCCAAAGCACTTCTTGATACTGCTGCGGCAGAAAAGCGCGATTTAACTGCCGAGGAAAACGCAAAATACGAAAATATTTCTGCTGACCTAGATTCACGCGCAAAGGTAATCGAAACACTTAAAGCAGATGCAGAACGCGAAATCCGCGCCGCTGAATCAATGCAAGGTTTCGAAAACCAAGCAAGACCAGTTGCAGAAGTACGCAACGAAAAGAATGATGCAGATGCCATCCGTGCTTTAGCACGCGGTGAAATCCGTTCATTCAATTTTGAAAAAAGAGATATTACAACTGGAAGTACTGGCAGCCCTGTTCCAACTTCTTTCTACGATCAAGTTATCTTGCTCGCTAGAACAGTCGGCCCAATGTTAGAAACCTCAACCATCTTGAATACAGCAGGCGGAGAGAATTTACAAATTCCTTCACTTTCTGCATATTCAGTTGGAACAGTAACTTCAGAAGGCAACGCAATTGGCGAAAGCGATCCAACATTTAATAATTTTGTAACGCTTTCCGCTTATAAATACAGTTTCTTGACACAAGTGTCACGCGAACTTATTGAAGATGCGGGTGTGGATGTAACATCATTTCTCGCTGCACAAACAGGAAATGCTCTCGGTTACGCCGTAAATAACGGATTAACTGTCGGTACAGGTACTGTTGAGCCAAACGGAATTGTTAACCGCGCTGGTTCTGCTTTAACTGGTACTTCATTAAACCCAACTGCTGATAACTTGATTGATCTTGTTTACAGCATTGACACAGTAGGTCGTAGACTTCCTGGCGCAGGGTTCTTAATGAATTCAGCAAGCATCAGTAATGTCAGAAAACTTAAGGATGGATCAGGACAATACTTGTTTACTCCATCACTAAGTGCTGACGCACGTGACTTGCTACTTGGTTATCCAATATTTGAAAACCCAGCAATGGCTTCAGCAGCATCAGCAGCCAAACCTGTGTTATTTGGTAACTTGCCAAGTTATTATGTACGTCAAGTTGGCGGACTTAAATTAGATCGTTCAGATGATTTTGCTTTCTCATCTGACTTAGTGACATTCCGTGCGACTTTCCGCGTGGATGGTAACTTGATCCAAACAAGTCACGTTAAATACTTCAAATCATCAAACTCCTAAACCGAGTCTGATTTGAGAAAAGTTCTAGGATACGGAGCGCAGGCCGTGTCCTAGACATACTCGTCTCCCATCTGTAATAAGGTGGGAGACAACCTGCGTCTATATGGAGTCCTGTGTGAATCGTGAACAACGAAGATTATTAGAAAAACAAAATAAAAAACAAAACGTACAAAGTGTTGTACAACATCCAAGAAAAATTCTTTGGGTATCAAATGCACCTTGGGCCGCAACTGGTTATGGTCAGCAAACCGCTCAAGCAATAACAAGACTTAAAGCAGATGGCAATGATGTTGCTGTCGCAGCAAACTATGGTTTAGAAGCATCTGCAACAATTTGGAATTCACCAGCGGGAAGCATTCCTGTTTATCCTCGTGGTAACGAAACTTGGTCTAATGATGTTGTTCCAGCGCATATGCACGACTGGTCAAGCAGAGATAAAGATGCTGAACATTTACTGATGACATTGTTTGATGTTTGGGTTTTCAAAGGTGATAAGTGGAAAGAATTCCCTGTTGCTTCTTGGACACCTATTGATCACGTTCCAGCACCACCAGAAGTTTCGGCTTGGTGTAGACAACCTTATGTTTACCCGATTGCTATGAGCAAGTTTGGTAAAGCAATGTTAGAAAATGTTGGAATTGAATCTTGGTATGTACCACACGCAATTGAATCTATTTTCAAACCTACAAAGAATTTCAAAACTCTTGATGGTGATGAAATGTCTGGTAGAGAGTTTATGAAAATTGGTGAAGATAAATTTGTTGTTGGTATGAATGCCGCTAACAAAGGTGTGTCACCTGTTCGTAAAGCGTTTGGTGAAAATCTTTTAGCGTTCTCAATGTTCGCTAAAAAATATGATGATGCTGTTTTGTATTTGCATACTGAGGCTTCTGGTTCACTTGGTGGAATTAAATTAAATGATTTGATTTTGTCTTGTGGGATTGATCCACAAAAAGTTATTTTTCCTGATCCTTATTTATTACGTTCTGGAATAAGTCAAGATGTTATGGCCAGTATTTATTCTGGTATGGATGTTTTGCTTGCAACAAGTTATGGGGAAGGGTTCGGATGTCCTACAATCGAAAGTCTTGCAACAGGCACACCTGTAATTGTTTCTGATTTTGCTGCTTCCGCTGAACTTTGTGGTGATGGTTGGAAAATTGGTGGGCAACCTCTTTGGGATGCTCCTCAGAAAGCCTGGTTTCATTTGCCATCTGTTCCTGAAATTGTTGACGCACTCACACAGGCGTATAACAGAGGTCGTGGTCGTAGTCAAAAAGCAATTGATTTTGCAAAACAATATCAAGCAGATTTTGTTTTCGATACTCAATGGAAACCAACTTTGGACAGCATATTTGCAAGAGCCGCTTCTGATAGGCCTAAAAAGGCTTAAAAGGGCAAAATCTGGGCCTTTAGTGATTGGGGAAACATAACTTGATACCAGCAATGATTGTTCCTGTTTTAACACGTTACGACTTATTGGACAGGATGATCAAGTCCATAAACTACCCAATCAAAGATTTAGTGGTTATAGACAACGGAGCAAAAGGTCACGACTGGCAACCTTTTTGGAATCAATGGGTGTCAAAAATTTGGCACATCAAACTACCGAGCAATCTAGGTGTTCCTGGTTCTTGGAATCTTGGAATCAAATCTTTACCTCAATCGGATTACTGGTTGGTTTCTAATTTTGATGTTGAGTGGGGTGGGGATTCTCTCAAGATGTTTCAAGAAATTTCAAGCAAAAACAAACTGGTTCTTTCTAATGGTGCACCAAGTTGGTGTGCTTTTAGTGTGGGATGGGAAGTTGTAGACAAGGTTGGTTTATTTGATGAATCTTTTGTTCCAGCATATTTTGAAGATAACGATTTTGAAAGACGTTGCGAGTTTCACAATGTTGAAGTTGTAAATTCTTTTATTCCTATCGCTCACGATAATTCATCAACGTTAAAGGCAGGATTTCAAAGTCAAAACGATTTATCTTTCTCAGCCAACTCAGAATATATGAATCACAAAATTAAAACTCAAGATTTCACAGAGGGCAGATGGTCTATAAGGAGACGGAGAAAATATGGGTGGGATTGAAATTGCTGATGTGACTGTTTGCACAGCAACAATTCCAACAAGAATTGAGTTATTGAAACGTGCTGTTAGAAGTGTTGAAAATCAAACATTAAAAGTTAAAAAACATTTGATTAAGTTAGATGTAGAAAAGTTAGGTCAGCCTCTTATTTTAGATCAAATCATTAAAGAAGCAAAAACAAAATATGTTGCAATTCTTGATGATGATGATGAGTTCTTGCCTAACCACATTGAATTGTTGTATAAAAAAATTGTTGAAACTAAAGCCGATTTAGTGTTCCCACATTTTAGATATTCCAATCTTTCTGATGCTGGTCATCTAGAGAGATTTAGAGGTCTTGCTTGGGACAATAACAACCCTCATCAAGTCCCTGTAACTTGGATTGCTAAACGTAAAACTATTTTAGAAGTCGGCGGGTTTAGTGGAGATTTTGATGTTCTAAGTTTTGAAGTGGACAGTCAAGGAAATCGTATTGGAAACGATTTTAATCTTATAAAGAAACTTTCAAAGGCAAATAAACACATAACAAACATTCCAGAGATAACTTGGATTTATCACGTTGGACACCCATCAACTTTAGGAATGCCTATCAGATGGTAGATGTAACAATTATGGCTTGGATTTATGGCGAAAACTACGATCAGTTTTTACCTCAATGGCTAGATGGCATAAAAAATCTCAACACTAAACCTAAAAGGATAATTGTTTGTTCCGATAGGCCAAGAGATATTAAAGGTGTTGAAGTCATTGTTAAAGAGATTGAACCTGATTGGAAAGTTCCTAATCCATATTACGCAAACTTTATTTGTAATTACACAGATACAGAGTGGATGCTGTTGATGGACATTGATGATGTTATTGATTCACAATGCTTAGACGGATTAAATGAGATTGATGCTGATGTTTGGCTTATGGGAATAAATATCAATGGTCACGAAAAATATTTACCACCACAAATGAGCAACCATTCAATTTCTACTGACCCTAATTGCTATTTTTGTTTTGGTTCTCCATTCAAAAGAAAACTTGCTTTAGACCACCCATTTCACGACTCCCCATATACGGATTGGATTTTTTGGAGACAGATAGCACGAGCAGGGGCAAAATTTGAGTGGGCTAATAAGATTGGCTATAAGTACAGAAAAGACTTTAGCAACTCAATGAGTGGTTGGGCTAACGCTGAAGTTAAATGGAGAGAAGAAGCGTTAACCTTATGAATTTTTTAGATTTCAAATCAAAATATTGCAAAGAAACACCAAATATGATTTTTCTTCCACCAAAAATTCAAGGTTGGAATTCAGAAAGCGTTGCACTAAAAAAAGCAATTGAACAAACAAATCCAGAATCAATAGTTGAAGTTGGAAGTTGGCTTGGGGCTTCTGCTTTATTTATGGCCGCACAATCTAACGCACAAATCATATGCGTAGATACTTTTTTAGGCTCAAATGAAATTCTTTGGCGAGAAGAAAATGTTAAAAACGTAACTCAAAACTTCTCACAAATTTATGATCAGTTCTGCGCAAACATCACTCATTCAAACTTAAATAACATAATTAGCCCCCTACCTATGACATCATCATCTGCTGCTGAACTTTTTGCAAAAGAGCAAGTAAAGGTAGATATGGTTTACATTGATGCTGGTCACAGAGAACGCGAAGTTTATGCAGATTTACAGGATTGGTGGCCTTTAACCAATAAAGTTCTAGTCGGAGACGACTATGATTCAACTTGGAGCGGTGTGATTTCTGCTGCAAATAGATTTGCTTCTGAGAACAACTTAAATCTTGAAATAATGGATTCTAAGTTTCTGTTGTTCCGATAGACTAGCCGCAAGAACTTAGGAGTTATTTTGGCAATTACAAATGGTTATGCTTCGCTGACCGAAGTTAAAGCAGCGTTACGTATAACAGATACTATTGATGATTCATTGTTAGAGATGGCAGTTGAATCTGCCTCAAGACTTATAGATGGTTATGCTGCACGCCAATTTTATTCTCAAGGTACTGCTACAAGATATTTTGTTGCACAGGATGATTTCGTTGTTGAAGTTGATGATCTTTCAAGCGGAACAGTAACAATTACCACAGCACAAGACGCTGATGGTGTTTTTGACACAACTTGGGGAACAGATGATTACCAACTTGAACCTTTGAATGGTGTGCTTGATGGCATCCCTTGGCCTTACAATCAAATTCGCGCTGTTGGAGATTATCTCTGGCCCATCAGCGGGGGCGAAGCGTTAATTAAAGTTGTTGGTGTTTATGGTTGGCCGTCTGTACCAATTGCAGTTAAACAGGCTTGCATTATTCAAGCATCAAGAATTTACAAACGTTTAGATTCACCTCTTGGCGTTGCTGGCTTCGGCGATCTTGGAGCAATTCGAGTTTCTAGCCAACTTGATCCTGATGTTGCACAACTTGTTATGCCTTACAGAAGATTGCGAAACTTTGCCTAATGGCATCAATCTCACAAATCCGAAGTGGTCTAGCAACACGTCTTGGAACAATCACAGGTTTAAGAACTTCTGCATTTATGCCAGATAACCCAAACCCACCTGTTGCAATTGTTATGCCATCAAGTGTTTCTTATGATGATGTTTTCAAAAGAGGTATGCAAACTTATGTTTTTAATGTCCTTGTCATTGTTGGCAGGGTTGACGAAAGAACTGCGCAATCCAATCTTGATGCCTATGTTTCCAGCACAGGCACTTCAAGCATCAAATTAGCGATTGAGGGAGACAAAACTCTTGGTGGAGTTGTGTTCGATACAAGAGTTACTGAGATGAGAAACTACGG